GTGTAATTTTGGTCCTCCAAAATTAGAACCCAATTGGGACGCATACAATGCGACTTTGGAATATATCGTGAATCCCTCAGATCAATTTTTGCCTTCTGAACTCGAAAGAGCGCGGCAAGATTGGTTGAAAGATCTTTTCCCTTTAATGGATGCGTATGCTCCAAAAGAAGGTTTTAGACCCATGACTTTTAAGGAATCAATCATGGGTGTTGATGGGAAAAGATTTTTGGATCCACTGATAATGTCTACCAGTATGGGTTTTCCAGTTTTTGGTCCGAAAAATAAACACTTTACGGAAATTCGAGAAGGAGAACGATTAGTTGATCGTGTTCCTTCCAAAGGAGTGTTGGAAGAATATGAAAGGTTACTTTCACACTGGAAACAAGGTGAGCGAGCTTATCCAGTTTGTAGTGCAACTTTAAAAGATGAACCTACTAAAATTGGAAAAACTAAGGTGCGTGTTTTTCAGGCCGCACCTGTGAGCTTGTCTTTGGCCATAAGAATGTACTTTCTTCCTATAGCCCGTTTTCTTTCTTTGCATCCGTTGGTTTCGGAAAGTGCAGTGGGCATCAATTCCTTTTCGCCCGAATGGAAGGAATTGATGGACCACGCCACCAAATTTGCAGTTGACAATAAAGTTATTGCTTGGGATTATTCGAAGTACGATGTGCGAATGAATTCCCAAATGACAACTGCAGTCCTCAAGAGTTATATTGATTTAGCTCGAAGAGGTGGATATAAAGAAGAAGAACTTTCCATAATGGAAGCCATGATAGCAGACATTGTTCATCCCATGATTGATTGGAATGGAACTTTAATCATGGCTTTCAACATGAATACATCAGGCAACAACATCACCGTGAACATTAATAGTACTGCGGGATCTTTCTATGTACGCATGGGGTTTTTCCACGTGTACCCTGATGAGAAAGATTTCCGCAAGTGTGTTGCTGCTATGACTTATGGAGATGATTTCAAAGGTTCTGTAAATTCTCATTACAGAAAATTTGATTTTTTCGCGTATCAATCATTCCTAGCTCAGCATGGTATGAAGATTACACTCCCAGATAAGTCAGATAATTCGTGTGCTTTTATGGAAGAAGAGGATGCAGATTTCCTCAAGCGCTCAAGTGCAACAATAGAAGGTATTCCCGTACCAATCGGTCGACTGGCCGAAGAAAGTATCTTCAAATCGTTGCATTGTAATCTGCGATCAAAATCCACTAGTAAGGCAGAGGTGGCTGTTTCCTGTATGGAAACAGCTTTACACGAGTGGTTTGCTTACGGACGCGAGTACTACGAAATGCGCCGTGAACAATTGACTAGAGTAGCTTATGCTGCTGGACTTTGCCCAACAAAAGCTTTCGTGCCTTATGAGGAACGAGTTGCAACATGGCATGAAAAGTATGCCAAAGATTTAAAACTCTAAGTTTGATTTGAAATCGTCAGATTTAGTTTTAGGTATTATGCCTGGATACCGTTTGTACATAAACAGGCTTGCATATTACTTTATATGATTTCGTTGCACAATATATTTAATAAATGTACGTGTTTTATATTTTTGTGTTTTGTATTTTCCTATTGTATATATTAATACCCCTTTGATGGGAAGGAGAGAATCCAAATCTCAAAATTTGGGGAGCTCGGGAGTTGCTGAAAAACTCCAAGTGCCGGAAAGCGCGCTACCTCAAGCATTAGAAATGGCAAATGATGATGGAGGTCCGGAAGAAGGAACTCCTGCCACTTCACTAAATGCACAAAACGTGCATTTCACTGATGCACACCCCGGCTTTGTCGATGAGCGTGGATGGATGAATGCTGATCCTTTACGGGATTCCACACTTATTGAAGATGCTACATTAGAAAATTTTTTCTGTCGTCCAATCAAAGTTACTGAAATTGATTGGCCTGTTGGAACAGGTGTGACACTTAACACTACAATTAACCCATGGCAATTGTTTTTCGAAAACAAGCGAGTCATCAATCGTATTACGAACTATAGGTTGATGAAAGCCAATTTACGTGTTAAGTTCATGTTGAACGGAAATTCTTTCTATTATGGTCGTTTGTTAGTATCATATAAGCCACTGCACAATTTTGATTCAACCACTTTACTCCGTCCTGGAATTCAAGCTGATTTGGTGGAAGCGTCTCAACGCCCACACATCTTTTTGAATCCCACCGAATCTCAAGGAGGAGAACTTTTTCTCCCTTTCTTTACACCTTTTAACATGTTAGATGTTGCAAGTGAAGATTGGCGAGATATGGGTCAGATAACAATATCTGCATTACAGCCTTTGAAGCATGCTAATGGTGCTTCAACTCCGGTCACAATATCTGTGTTCGTGTGGGCTGAAAATGTTGATTTGTCAGTACTTACTCAGACTGACCCTGGTTCTCTTGTTCCTCAAGCTAAGGAGGAGTGGAGAGGTATTATATCAAAACCTGCTTCTGCAGTTGCAAAAGTTGCAGGTGCTTTAACTAACGTGCCTGTAATTAGCAATTTTGCAATAGCGACCGAAATTGGGGCAAAATCAATTTCCAAAATGGCTGCTTTATTTGGGTTTTCTAAACCCGCTGTGCCGGAAATTGCTCCATTACAACCTATGACTCGACAATCAATGGCTGTTACCGATGGGAAGGAGAATCTCGTCAAATTAGTTGTTGATAGTAAGAACGAATTAACAATTGATCCTAGTGTAGCTGGGATTGACGCTAAAGATGAATTGGTCATTCACGAAATCGCATCACGCGAATCGTTTCTTACATCATTTGACTGGGATGTCGGAACAGCAGTTGAAACTCTTTTGTTCAACATTGTTGTCGATCCTTGTGTATTTAACCAATATGGCTCAACGAATCCTGAGATCCATATGCCAGCATGTTGCTTTGCTACCATGCCATTTGAATACTGGAAAGGTTCTATGAAGTACCGGTTTCAAATAGTGTGTAGTGGTTATCACAAGGGTCGTCTGAAGTTTGTTTACGATCCTGTTGGAACACCTTCAGACGGGTCATCGGAGTACAACACTGCGTATACTCAAATTGTAGACATTGCTGAGAACAATGATTTTTCTCTTGAAGTTGGTTGGGGACAACCGACTCCTTGGAGACACCATTTGGGCCTTTTCCAAGCTGGATCAGGTTATGGTACTTCTCCACTTGTTCTCAACACTTTATCGTCTAAGATTGGTAATGGAACTTTGTCCGTATATGTAGTGAATGAATTGACCGTGCCCAATTCTTCCATTAATAATGATATCCAAATCAATGTTTTTCTCTCTGTGTGTGATGATTTTGAAGTAGCAGCCCCTACGGACTACTATCTTAACAATTTAGGTTTTAGACCTCCACCACCTCCTGAACCAGAGGGTGTGGAACCACAATCAGAAGAAATAGATGATGTTCCTATAGCTGGGCCGCCTATGTTGAACCACATGGGTCCTTCATGTCCAACTAATTCTCTCATAAACCGCATTCATATGGGAGAAGCGATTACATCCTTTAGAACTTTATTGAAAAGATATAACTTACATGAGATTATGCTTTTCGATGAGGATGTGTTTGAAGGAACTGGAGCAATAGTGAAATTTGTACGATCTATGTTTCCTATTACTCCTGGATATACCTCTTTTACCAATGCAGATAACAATATTATCCAAGATATTACTAGTGGTAATTATGTTTATGCTAGGATGACTCTTATGAATTATCTTAGACCTGCATTTGGAGCTTGGAGAGGAGCTATTCGCTACACAACTGATGCAACTTTCAATATAGTCACTGATTCTGAACTTTCGAATCCGAATATAGGTGATGCGACATGGTCTGTTAGTCGCATATCTTCGGATGGTCCCAATAATACTGCATCTATTCCAGTAGATGGTATTACTTATCCCGGTCAGACGTCTATAGCAGATCAAAAATACAACATCTTGGATGCCAACGAATGTTCTAGTGGTATCACAGGAGTTACAAGATGGACGACAAAGGTTAATCCTATTCAGTCATACGAAATCCCGTACTATTCAAGATTTCGTTTTACCCCTGCAAAGAGGGGGACTGTTTGGACTGCACCTGATATTTATCAGTCGTCGTATGAACTGCTTGGAACTTGCATTCCAGGTTTATTGCCATATCAGCTCTACAATTACGTAGCAGCAGGGGAGGATTTCACAATGATGTTCTATTTGTGTCCTCCCATTTTTTACCAGCAGGCACTGCCTGCTCCATAAAAAACCGCTATCGGGGCGGTATTCTGTCTAGGAAAAAGACAGAATGTTTTACGATTTTAAGGCTTAAAAATCGATTGTTAGGACCATGAGAGCCCATGGTCGCGGCATATATATGTCGTTGGTATTGCTGCTAAGTTGAAACTTAGTACAGGTTTTGTAACCTAGTGGCAATGCCACTAGGTGAAATTTTTACTGTACTGATGCTCAATTTGTGTAGGATACCAGGATTCTTTGTACTACTGTAACGATTATTTTAGGTTAGGAAAACCCCTTGGAATTAATCGTTACTTTACCTGGCC